GGGGTCAGATGCTGGGGGTCGCGCATCAAAGAACCCTTTCGGTCTCACCGATGAGCAGTTCCAGGCGGTGCTGGCTGGTGTGGCGGCAATCGTCGCCTTCTCCAAGCCCGTGCAGTCGCGTCTTCGCACTATGGTGCCCAAGTTCGTCGGCGAGTCCGGTGACGTCTCGTTGACGGGCCTGGTTGTGACGGCGCTCGTGGCGGCGATTGTTTTCTACTTTGCCAAGAAGTTCATTGCAGACAAGGCTTAGCGCTCATCATCTTTGATGACGTCACCACAGTAGGTGCGAACGCTAGAGGCGGTATAGAACCCATTGTCAATGCAAAGTTTCTTGAGTTTTGAAAAATTTGTCCAAAAATTAGTCGTGTGATCGTATTCTGGAACGGACATGTGCGCCAGTTCATGGATCATCACATACATTGCCGAGTTTACATCGTTTCCATCAAGACAGATGTAAATTTCATACCCCTTGTTCACGTTTGAACCAATGGGCCCTTTACTCTTTGACCAATCTTTCATACCCGTGATAATTGATGGTCTGAGGACCCCCTTCCACATAGGGTCCCCTGTTTGGCGAAGCATATCCAGTATGGCCCAGTATTTCTGCTTGATTTCAGTTAGCATAGGTGGCTCCTGGTTATTAGTAAAAATTATGAATAACACTATGAGCATGGTCACTAGTAAAGTGATCCACGCCCACATCCTGATATTACTCAACTTTTTTAAAAACGAATTTTGAATATAAATCAGAAATCATCCCGTTGGGTCGGCTTATCATAGGCTCCCATAACACGAGATGGAGACCCACATCTTGAAGGTCCTGAATAAGTTGGACGGGTGAAAGGGTTGGTTCCTCACGACCACCATCTGCATAGAAAGGTCCATCAACCAGACGCACCATCAAGTTCTGACCTCCATGGAGCCATGCAATTTCGTTTCCTAATTGATCCTTGAAATGACCAAACTCGTCAATCATGGACTCTGCACGGTCCTTGTCGGGTGTGATGCCTATGAGCAACCCCCCAGGTTTCACCGAGATGCCCAAAGCCTTGATTGAATTTTTGTATGTCAATTCATTTTCAAAAATATAGTGGAGTGAAAAGTTGTAGCAGACCACGTCATATGGTCCGGCGAATGCAGCTTGAATGATGGTCCCTGGCCCCAAAAAGTACACGTCCGTATCAACGGTGCCTGCACGGCTTTCAGCCTCCATCAGGGACTCTTCGTCAGGGTCTATGGCAGCCACGCGGACTTTGGCGTCCTTCCATTTCCATAGATCGCCTCCACGCCCACATCCACAGTCAAGCACGAAGGAGCCGGGCTTGACCCATGTTTGAATCAATTGACGTTTACAATTGTTGTGAAGTTTGCGTAGATCCAGATTCATTGCGTTTCAGGGCTTAAAAAATAAGCTCCTTTTCCTTTTATATGGCTACTCTTGAGCAGGATTACCTTACGGTTCCAGGACAGCTTTTTGCGTGCATTTCGTTTGTCGGTCCAGACCAGCCTCAGAAGAATGAGAAGTTGGGTATGAAGATCCGCGGCTGCTTCGGCACTCGTGACGAGGCGGCATCTCACGCCAAGCGCCTTCAGAAGGAGGATGCTATTGTTGACATTTACGTCGTTGACATGTACAAGTGGCTGCTGGTCCCCCCAGACCGTGAACAGATTGAGGACGTTCACTACCAGAATGAGAAGCTGGAGGAGATTATGACCAAGTATCGTCAGAACCAGGCGGCTGCGTCAGCCATGTTTGAGAAGCGTAAGCGTGACATGATGGCCAAGCCACAGGACGGCGAGTTCCCATACATTGACCCGTCCGATGAGAACTCCAAGTTTTACACCAAGCCAGATGTGCCACCCATTCCTCACCCAGCGGAGATTGTGGAGGAGCTGCGCAAGGAGTTCCCAGACAAGACGGTTGCGGAGCTGGTCGTCATGGCTGATGAGCGCGTGAACAAGATTATTGAAGAGCGCCGCCTCCCGGCAGTGGAGATCACCTCCATCACCGAGGCTGAGAACGAGGGTGAGGACGAGGTCCCCGACGCTCCGAACTAAAACCTAAATAAATAATAGATGGACTCACTACCGACGCCTCAATATATTTTTGTGGCCCTCACGGGGTCTTTAACAATATTAAGCAGCGTGTATCTTTTGAGTAGGGGGTACGTAATGCCTATAGCCGCAGTAGTGGCTGTTGGGTTAATAGTATGGCTTTCATGGAAACGCGTCAAAACATCAGTAGTGTCCCAACCCCCACCGCCAGATGAATCACCCTCACAATTTACTGTTTTCAGAGATATGGAACCCGCTGATCAAACTCGTGTAAACCCCTGGGTTGGGTTTTTACAGGAGGATGTGTATGCGCACCGCACAGGGCCTATCGGCACCTTTGTCGGTAACAACGACTATGTTAAAAACGCACCTTTGTATCCTTTTACTTAGGATTTACAATAATAGGTCTCATATTCATAATAATAACCCCAATAACTATCCCAAGAAGAACCAAAGCCATTTGGTTGTCCTTGAGCGAGTCAAACACGTTTTTCTTTGGGGGTTCGTACATAGGGACGAAGCGACGCTGTTGCGGCTCTTCAAACTCGTGAGTAGGTGTCCACACGTCACGCGGTATTTCACTTTCTTGGAGCGGGGCGCTTCTTGACGGCGGTTCGTTGCTTTTTGACAGGAACGGCAGGTTCTCCATCCTCACTGTCTGAATCACCACTCTCGCTTTTATCTGGCACTACAAACCCATCCAAATTACCATCTTCATCTGCGTCCTCCTCGTCATCCTCCTCGTCCTCATCCTCAAAAGATTCGTCCGACTCAATATCAGACTCTTCGTCATCATAATCATCGGGGCCGTAGTCGTCCTCCACCTGCTCAACGGGCTCGTAACGCTCTGGCGCCTTGGTGACGCGACCAGAACGCGTGCGTGTGGGCTCACTGCCCGTGACTTTTGACGGGTCCTGGGTCTCGCGTGTCGACATATTCTGGGTATTCCGCGAGTGATTCGTTTAAGTAACGTGGAAAGAAGTAAAGACCCTTGGAAAGTGCATTTTGATTCAAAATTACTTCACCTTCATATCCGAGCTGGGAAGCGATAACAGCCAGCTTTTCCTGGATATCGGCATCGTCCGCGCGTCTAAGACCAAGCCCTAGGTCTCTTATGTTTTCAGCCGCAGCATATAGGGCTTCAGCAGACTCATCCAACCGGGTTGAAGCCAACCGTTCGAACTCGTGGAGGTTCTCCAGAAATCTTGCCCAATTCGTCGGATCCAGACCCGAGTACGGATGAACCATGTGCTCGTACTTTTTGAAAGTTTTCCGAGGCCCCATTGGGAAAAATATCCATAAGAAAGCAATTAGAAGGACTACCCACAATAGCAACATCTTTGAGTTGCTCTACTATAGATGGAGGAAGAATATGTTCCTGACCCCTAAACTCACCGCACTCCTCGTCAAAACACCTCTGAGAAATCCGCCTGATACCTATATGAAACCACACGTGATTGCTCTTGTGGTCCTTGTGAATTCTTTCACAATATTTAGAGTCAGTCTGGACGTACCAACCCTCATGCTCGTGACGCTGCACCTTCTTCACCTTTGACCGTGACTGACCTTCTAGATATTTTTGAATAAATTCTTCAAGGTGGCTGATATCATGGAGGGCTTCGCGGGTCACCTCCCGTTCTTCTGTACGAACTGCGAACAGCTCCAAAGTTGCCGCATCGGGTGTCTTCTGGAACTCGCGGTCACCGTTCAAACTGCGCCACGGAGTATACGGGTCACCTGTGGGTTTTTTGTGAGACCAGAGCATCCGGAGACCAGAACCTCCATACACGGAAGCGTCAATGATCTTGTCCCAGTCAAACGCAAAGTCACTTGTCAAACTCAAGACTATTTTTGATCTAAAATTAAGAGCCTGAGTTCTGGTGACGACCAGGTTCGGCCAGTGAATGTGGACTCCGGATTTTATGAGGCCATCTGCAATAGCCCTTGGTCTAGCGCGAGCGATTATGCAATCGGACGACGTTCCTAGGGCTTGGTGAATTACAGAACAAAATTGTATAAGATCTTCATCCTTCAGTTTCTCTTGAGCCTTGTAGTCTAGGTCCACGAAAAATTTGAAAAGTTCCGTCTTTTGCTCAACCACATACAATTTCGTTCCAGAATTCACAACCGATATGTACTCCCTGTAGAATTCTTGGGTTTCTTCAGGGGGGACAAACAAGATACCGCCCGACATGAGGACATGGGTCCCCGGCCCCTTGGGGACCCGCCAGCGGTCAATTGAATTATTCATTAAAATATAAAGGACCCAAGTCTTTAGTCCTCGTCACTTGACGAATCCAAAAGCCACGACAATATATGCTTGTGGCGCTGCTTGGTAGTAGCTTCTGCTGGCGCCTTGAGCTCCTCCACAATCTCCTCCTCCTTTTTGGTCAGTGGCACCTCCTTGGTCTCTTCAGCCTTGGGATCTTCCGTCTTGGTCTCGTTTGACAATGCTTCTAACTCCTTCTCTTCTTCAATCTTCTGAATTTCATAGCACAATTTGAGGAGGGACATCTCCTTGGCGACCAGGGCTGGGTCAGAGTCGTCACCACGCAGCTTGACGAGGATCGTCGCGAGCTCTAGCTTGGATCGCGTCATTTTCTATTATGTTCCGCGAACTTATTAGATGCGCGACGGACGCGCCTATTCTCTCAAATTGAAAGGAGTCCAATGGGTCGTTGAGATGGCCTGTATAAACTCCGGATTGGTGATGACGTGATTGCGGATCATGGGCCACAGATTAGGACATTTTGTAATTGAATCAATTGTCTCAAACCGACAATCATCATTTTCATCATAATTTTTGCGAAAAGGTACTTCGGCCCCCTCCATCTTTTTCTTTTCCTCTGTGAATCGTTTCATAGTATGTTTATGCTCTATTGAAGTCATTGGTAAGTTAAATACGTACACGTGGTAGTGATTTATGACGTCCACACCATCTTCTAGGTCCCTAGGTTCCGGTGTGTCTGTAGTAAATTTAAAATAGGAGTACGACCCCCTTTTTAAATTTATAAGTCCGCGTGTTTCTTCTTCGAGTTCCCGAACCGCACACCGTAGTGGGTTGTAGACCTCGCGTCGGCGACACCCGCCTGTGACAAACGTCCATTCACGGTACCTCCTATCGTGTACGATGAGGAAGTGCTGAGCGTCGTTCACTTTGCTCATCGGTATCGCTATCGCTTTGTGCCTCTCTCGAGCCATGACGCTCTACTGATGTTTCGGGGGCAAAATATTTGGTCAAATTTCCCGTACGGGGATTGTACGAAGCCAAAAACACAAGGCATGCAACGAGAGCCAATAGGATCCAGTGCATTTTCTATTATATTTTATCATTTAATTGGCGTAAAGCAGCGAGCCGAGGCCGTTCTGGATTCTCAGAATGTTGTAGTTGACGGCGTACAGGTATGGAGTTGGGTAGGCGCTGGTGATGTTGGTGTTGTACAGACCGAGCACGCCGTTGGGCAGGGTTGGGGGCACGACCAGACGGAAGGTGTCCAGACGGGAGAAGTTGAGGGTTCCGGTTGGCTGCAGCTTGGACGTGTCCAGGCAGTAGCTGATGATAGCCACGTTGGCCGTAGTGTTGTTGTGCACGTAGCCGTATGGCGTGTTGTAGTACTGGGGCACGTCCACCCAGTGGATCAGGGCCCGCGAGTCACCAACGTCCACACCGTTCACCTGGGTCTTGAGCTCATAGTTGGCGGCCGTAGCCGCTCCCACGCCGTTGGCGTAAATCTGGGCGTAATTCACCGATGGGAAGGCCAGGAACTTCACAGGCTGAGCGAGCGCCAGCTCCTGGATGGGGTTGTTGCCCAGAACCACGCGCTGCACCTGGGTGACCAGCAGATCCTGGGGTGTCTTGGCGAACCAATCGCGCTCACCCTGGTCCAGGTACACGAAGTTGGTCCAGCACTGGTACTGAAGGGAGGCGTAGGTGGTGGAGGTGACGGCCGTTCCAGTGAAGAAAGAGATCGTCAGACCCGCTGCAATTGGTGCAGTGGTCTGGGATGGGTAAGCCACGGTGATGCTCGTGGCGCTGTTCACGTTGGACACGTACACGGGGCCCGTGAAAGGCAGACCGGCCACGAACTGACCGACCTGGACGCCACCTTGACTCAGAGGGCTCGTGACCTGGCCGATGGATAGGGTCGCTGTGGTGGTCGCTCCAGTGCCCTGCACTCGTGCAAGAGGAATCTGGGTAGACGCGACTGGGGCGTATAGGTTAGCCGTCTGGCCCAGATTGAACTGGGTGTCCAGGAAAGCGGCTGATGTGTTGGAGAATGACAGCACAACGTTGGAAAAGTAGCCCTGTCCAGACACCGGCGCGAATGCGTTGGAGAATGACTGAACGACCGCAGTATTCGTCTGCAAGTTGCTCGTGGGCAACACCACAAGCATACCTGGGAACAGAGGACCGGTCGTCTGTGAAATTAGAACGTTCGCCAAGTTGGACGACATAGTGACGTCAGACAGTATGTTGGCCGTGGCCTGGGGGAACGCCGACAGGACCGGGGTGGTCGTGCTGCCGATGGTGATGGTCTGGCTCAGGTAGGTGGACCAGGTGATGCGCACCTCCACATCGTGGAACTGCAGACCAATCAGGGGCAGGCACACTGACCAGTCCTTGCAGAAGAAGAACTTCAGGGGCAGGAAGGAAGTCTTCTGGTTATTGAAGGTGGCGCTGTTGTTGTTGAGGTAACGCTGGGAGAAGTTCTGGGCACCGGTGATTGGCTCAATGTCGGTCATGTACTCAATGTCCTGGGTGTCCACCACCTGGCCGCCGATGTACAGCTCAACCTTGTCAATGATGCGGGTCCAGTCTGGATTCACAAGGACGCCGCCGGTGGAATCGCGGATGGTCAGGTACACGTAGCTCAGCAGATCACCCTTCTTCTCAAAACGAATGGTGGAAATACCGCCAGCAATTGGTGCGCCCTGAATCACCTGGCGCTCCACGGAGTTTGCGTAGTGGGTATAACGCTTGTAGTTTGACCGGTAGAAAGAAACCTCTGGCTTGCCGGTCAGCCAAGCGTCCTGAGGTCCGACGGCGACGAGCTGAACAACACCTCCGCTCATTTTAGAATAAACCTATATTTTTTTACAATCAAGAAACCGTGACGAAAGGGGTGGTCATCATGGCGGCTTCTGGCGCCTTAGGAGTCGCCAACGAATATGCCAATGGATTTTTCTCCAGCTGCTGAATTGCGATATCCAAAAAGTCGCTCTGGGCACGCGGGTTGGGGTTGGACTTGAATTCGTTGAGAGGATCATCAAATTCTGGGGGCAAAGTACCACGGCCCTGGTTGGAGCCAGTGATGGCCATTGGACCGGGTTGGACGGGCTTGGACTCGGCGCGGTACTGCGTGCCTGCGCCCACCTGGTTCACGGGATCTGAGCGAACGTTCATCCGATCTGCGTTTCCTGACCGGTCATGCTTCGCACGGTATCCACTCGAGCGCGTGAGGGCCGTGTCGGTATAAGAATCCTTGGCCGCCGCGTAGGGTTGAGCCACGTTGTACTGTGGCGGGCCGTCCGACAGGGTGTCCGTGCGCAAGCCCGTCTCGCCACGAATAGTCTGTTTCTTCGTCTTGAGGTAGTTGGGGCGGCCTTCTGGAGCCACGAGAGCGCTCTGCGCGCCGCCGCCGCCATAGGCGCCTGGACCACGGTAAGCGGTCTTGGTTTGGGCCGCCTCGTGTGTGATGTCACCGATATATGCGGCGCCACCACTCTTTACGAAGGGGTTACGGGGACCAGCACGGCCCTCAAGCGTCGTCAGCTTCTCTTCATTCACGTTGACTGGGAGAGCACGGAAGTAGTCCTGGAAACCGCCTGCAGCTGGGACGTTTGGACCGACGCCCAGACCTGGACCGACGTTCATGGGCTGCTCAACTGGTGCAATGTTGTTCTGCTTATTCGTGATGTACTGACGGTTATACAAATCATAAACTGGCTGACCGTATGGCATCCGAGAATTCGTCGGTGTGATGTCCTGGAGGTTGGGAACCGCCTCCTTGGGACGGAGACGCCAGTCATCTATCCGGCGACCGAGATCGGGCGTGGTATTTTTCAAATCAAAATAGTCAGCGGAATGGGTTGCGGGTTCCACCATCATATCAATCTGACGGCGGGTAAGAGGAGCACGGGGCTTCGTGGTTGCCGGTGGGGGCGCCGAGTCATTATCGGACAACTTCTTTCCGGCAAACACAAGACCAACAACGGCGGCAAGCGCCAATGGATCCATTATTAATTAATGTACATCTTTTTTTAGCGATTCCAGGTCTTTCCTGGTTTGCTGAAATAGCGCTGAGCAAAGCGGTTATTCTGATCATCAACAAAGGTGCTGATTGGGTTCCACTCCAGCACACGGAGAGGAAGGGTTACGTAGGTGTTGGGGAAATCATAGGCCTGTTCGGACCAGCCCTTGTTCCACGCCGTCGTCGTCTGTTCACGGAGAGAGTCCTCAACCTGCGTCTTGTCCTCAAGAACAACCTGTGCTGGACCGAACCACACACCCTTCTCAAGGGTTAATGGACTCACATCAAGAGTTGGCATTATTACTTTAGTATCATATTTATTTTTACCGTCCGTTTCCAGCCTCCATCTGGACACGCTCTGGGAAGGCGGAGTAGAAGCGATCTGGGTCGCACGAGGCGCCACCTTGGTCGTGGCACTTGGGAGCGAACGGTTTGCCGTACGCCGCTTGAGCAAATCCCGTCTGGTCATTTGGAATTGTTGACGCTGGCATCGTGTAAAAATTGCGCTCAGCGTCGCGCTGACGCTCAAAAGGGTGAATCTGGCTCCATGCCTGCTGGACCTGCGTACGCACGCTGGGGTACCACGCGGCGGCAGGGCGATCTGGGTTATCCACGTAGTCGCTCAAAAGCACGTTGCCCATGGAATTCTCAACCGTTGGAAGCGTCACATTTGAGCGGAAAACAGAGGAGCGGCGCGCATCTCCGATCGTGCTGCGCAACTTACCGTCTTTAATCATGTTTGACGTCCACATATAGTACAAAATCGCAAGAGCGATACCTCCAAGCGCGAAAATGCGTGGATCACGGTTAATTATATAAACAATGCACATTGCATAAAGAACAAAACGGGTGGTGGCCGAAACGCGCTCATCAGCGGACTGTGTCGCGGTCGGCCAAAATTTCATGAGGTCACTCGTCTTGAAAATTTCCTTTGGATCCATTCTTATATTTACTTAGAAGATTTCTTCTTGCGAGAACCTGGGCGGGGCTGGGCACGCTGCTGGTGGGGAGGGGGTGCTCCACCCATGAGGGCTGCGAAAGGGTTGCCCGCACCGCCGCTTCCCATCATCTGACTGAGCATACTGTTCACACCCGCCATCAACGATTTCTCGTCAATTTGACCGTTTGGACCCATCTTCATATTCTTGGCGCAATTCTCAGCAGCCGCCTCAATTGCACTGAGCGTTTCGGGTGGAAACATACTCATAGTAGTGCCGATCATGTACAGGGACTGCAAGTACTGCCAGATGGCCTGCTTTGTATTTTCAGTGCAGTCCTCACGCTTCCAAATGACGTGCAAATTGACGCTTTTAATAAATTCATTATCCTCACTGAAGAACGCCTCGTCGCGAGCCGTCATGCGTGGGATCCATGAAGCAATCTGCTTCATAAAGGTTGGGCAATCCACACCAGTCTTGGGGGGCTCGTCGGGGAACGTGCCTGCGAGTTCTCCGAGGAACTGACCCATCATGTCATCAAATGCTTTGACGGTCGTCATGTGTTTTTTAAAAGTCTTAATTCCTTATTTAAAATGGTTCTTTCATTATTGGTCCAGAATCTCCCTGCCCCTGACTCACAATGAAGTACACAAGGATACCTACGAGGAAGGCGGGCTTGAAGTAATCTGAATTCTTCACCTTGCCTTCGTTGTTCATTTTAGCTTTGATAAATACATAGGCCATCACGACCGCCGCTGCAATCACACCGGCGCTCATGGGCTCACGGAAGTACTGATCCATCTATTAATTTGTTAGAGTTTAATTCTTTTAGGAATGCGGCAGTTTCTGAATCCGCGTGGGGGCGTCTGGGAAGAGAGACTCGCCTTCCTCATTCGGTGGTGGGGTGTTGCTTGGAACTTCGGGAGGCGTCAGTGAATTGTTCACAGTCACAGCATTATCAACGCCGCCTGGCGTCTTGCCAAACTCCATGTTGCCCGTGTTCTGAGGGAGGCCGTCAGCCACACCCTCGCCTATAGGCTCGCCATCTTCCTCCAAGTCAGGAACGTCCTCTTCCGCCTCTGGATCCTCGTCCTCGTGGTCCATATCCAAATCTTGACCAATTGCTGGAAGGGGGAGATACGTGTTGAGAATCTCGGCGGTTGGGATGAGATCCTCTATGACCACACAAATTCTCTTGTTAAATCGGGTATTCAGGTCATTGTTGCGCTCCTCCTCAGACTTGTTGTCCACGATGATGCTCGGACTCTCGTAAAGGTCCTTGGCACAGGCTTCGTAACACCGCTGGACGAACACGTCATTGGCTGGGAGCTTGATGCTGATTTTCTTGGACTTTTTATCAGTACGGATTGCACTCAGAATTTTAACGTGAATAACAAACACTGCTGCAAGCAAGTTGGGGAAAAGGACCTGATTTTTGATAATCGCCTCTGTATTTTTGAGGGAAATTGAAGAGTTCCAGGTTTTGACGCCCCGAAGGAGCTCCTGGAACACACGGGTCGTGTTTTTCCCCTGGGACTCCTTCTTGGCCTCTAGCCAAATTTCCCAAAAAGCTTCAATCATCACGGGGATCATGGCATCACAGAGCTTCTTGGTGAATCGGCGTTCAGACTCGTTGAGGATGTCCATTTACTAGTTGGCGATATTCATTTTCCTGTTTTAGTTACGCGCAGTTTCTGAGCCGTCTTTTTCAAATTTGCGAGACTTGGCAGGTAGACATCCGGTTGATGTACCTCCTTTTCCACTTCTGAATCTAAACTGGCCGCCTTGGACCACTGAACACGTATGTCAAGTGGCCCCACTAGGTTGACTGTGTAGCCTAGACGTATCAACTGTCGCGACATGTATCCCACCGTTGTCGGAAGATCATATATAGGATATCCCACAATGACCGGAGGCACCGTAAGCACTGTATCCTTGTGTCCCAGTTCAGAAGACACCTTGATTTTTCTACAAAATTGCTCAAGAAGAGCCTTATAGTACTCTTTTTTAGCAAAGTCTCGCTTCTTTTCAGAAGCTGCAATTTGTTTAGCCGAAACAGCCATCTAATTTAATTCACTAATTTAGTGCACCTGTTTACTCGCGGGTCTGGAGGTTCGTCTGGGTCATAATCATGTTCTGTTCATACGCAGCGTTGACATTTTTGAGATTGGGCTGGAGTGGCTGGTCTTTGTAGCCCTTGAGGGCACCCTTGAACTGCGAGGCCAGGTTAGCCGCCACTTCCGTCCATGGCATGTACGTATCGGATTTGTACCCTGCAGACGGATCAATAGTAGACGAGTCTCCAATGTTCAGGATGTTGACCGACCCGTCAGCCTCCACCTTGGCGTTGATGTCGTACTGGGTGCCGAAAAAGTGCTTGGTGTTGTAAAACATAATGCGTGAGCGATAGCTGCCATCTGGCTGAATGTTGACAAACACCGTATCAATAGGAGCCATGTCTGGTTTCAGAGATTGCACCTTTTCAATGATGGCCTGTACGATTGTGGGTGGTACTGGCGCAGAGAGTTCCACGTCGCCTGCTGCATAGGACGCGGTCGTCCGTCCGTTCCAGACTAAAAATGCTATACCGAGTACGAGGACCAGTATGACGATATCCTTCATTACTATGAACAAACAAAAAAGAGCCGCGTTGCCCGCCCATCCTAAAAAAACAGTCTTACAGTAGATGGCTCTACTGGTCTATTCAGACAAGTGCAAATTTTCACAGGAAATTATAGCGTTCATAAAAACCCAGCCGGCTCTTATTGAGATTATCCGGTTTCACAACGTGACGACGTCTGGCGTCCCCTCTAATAAGATCACACGTGTGCCTACTCTGGTGACGAATGAAGGAAAGATGTGCGTCGGAGCTGAAGTCAAGTCTTGGCTCGTGTCAATGGTCCCAACGGATTTTGAGTCTTGGGACATGGGTGGCGGTTTGTGTACAAATTTGGACGGGTCTGAGAATGCTGGCATGTTTGACTTGGACAAATACGGCGAGTCCCTTCAGCCAATACTGACACCTGAACTGGAGGCCCGAATCAACATGAGCGTGACCGACGCCTATCAGGCACAGAGGAAGTGAAGAGCTTTAAAGATTTTACGCGCGTGTGATGTAAGATGCATTTTCGTACAATACAGGCATCGGCTCTGAAATCGGTGTTTGAAGTCCTTAAAGATATCATCAACGATGTGAATGTCTACTTCTCAGAAAAGGGCATTCACATATTGACTCTTGACACGGCACGCGTCACCCTCGTGCACATGGAGCTTGGCTCTGAGAACTTTGAAGAGTATGAGTGCCCCACTGATATCGTCGCCGGGCTGAACATGGCCAACGTCTACAAGCTTCTCAAGTCTGTGAGCGGCCAAGACACCCTCTTTGTTCGCATTGAGGGCCGCGACTATATGGAAATTTACATAGAAAATCCAGAGAAGAAGTCTGCAACCAACTTCAAACTCAAGCTTCTGGATATCAATGAGGATATCCTAGAGTTCCCCGATATTCACATGAACGTCATCACCACCATGCCCTCTGTGGACTTTCAGCGCATCACCCGTGATATGGGTAACCTTTCAAACGAGATGGATATTATCCGTGACGGTAACAAGCTTGAGCTCAGCTGCCACGGCGACTTTGCCGACCAAAAGACGATCATTGAGTTCCCAGAGACGGTGAAACGGACGGGGAGCACCTTCAGTCTCAAGTACATAAACTTGTTCACCAAGGCGACAAACATGTGCTCCAGTGTACAGTTGATGCAGGACTCTGAGAATGAGAATATGCCCATCATCTTCAGATATACAATTGCTAATTTAGGAGATCTTAAGTTCTATTTGGCTCCAAAAATTGATTCTAATTAAGAAATTAGTTTATAGTAATTAATTATGGAAGCCAGGTACGACGAGCGAATAAAAGCATGCACAAATGACGACGAGTTGGCTGAGTATCTTCTTTCGTGCATTCCTATTATTAAAGAATACACGGCAGAAGTTTCCACTATTTCAGGAGCGACGAAAAAGGTGGCGAACATTGAGGTGGCGTCTCGCAAGGGTGTTCAACGCAAGGATATTTACAAGAAATATCTTCAAGAGGTTGAAGGGGCTTTCATTGACGGGGGTAAGAACGAGATGCATGAAAAACCCTGTTCACAATGCGGGACTATGTACGGTCGTATATTTGATGAATCAGCCTCCGAGGAGATTTGCAAGGTGTGTGGAGCGGTTGAGTATATTCTCAGTGAGGAGGTTGGCTTCAAGGAGGAGCAGGAACTAGAGAAACACATAGTATATTCTTACAAACGTGAGAATCATTTCAACGAATGGATAAGTCAGTTCCAAGCAAAAGAGTCTACACACGTCCCCGAAGACGTAATTGCTAAATTAAGAACAGAATTCAGAAAGCAAAAGGTCAAGGACCTCAATGAAATTACCCATGAAAAAGTCAAGTCCCTTTTGAAAAAGCTAAACTACGCAAAGTACTACGAACATGTACCATATATAGCAAGTATAGTAAGCGGTATCACTCCTCCAACGATGCCTCAAGAGCTTGAGGATAAATTACGTATAATGTTTCACGCTATTCAGGCACCATTTGAGAAGCATAAACCAATAAATCGCAAAAACTTTTTATCATATTCGTTTGTGTTGTACAAGATGTGTGAAATCCTCTCGGAAGATCAATACCTCCCATGCTTCCCGCTCCTCAAGAGCCGTGAGAAGCTCTACATTCAGGATCAAATTTGGGAGAAAATATGCCACGAGCTCAAGTGGGAGTTTATCCGGACGGTGTAATTAAGAATTAAAGTTTTTATGTACTACTATAGTAAATGGAAGACCTCGTAAGCACGGTCTAACAATCAATCATCTCAAGGGGCATGGGAGGCGGAGGGTTGAGGACAATCTCCTCAAACTCCAGGGGTCCATTTTTGTCTGGAAAATTGATCAGGTACCCAGTCTTGAGTTCCAAGAGCGTCAAGTAATTTCGGGTCTGAATTCGGTAAGTCTCGTTGAGCTTGCTTACCGACTTGAGCTCCACCACAACCTTGCGGTCAATGATGAGATCGGCCCGGACGTGGCCGACGTTTAGACCCGCATAGTACACCGGGACGATACGCTCGGTCTCATAGTAGATACCTTGGTTCCTCAGAGCCACCTCAAAGGCGGAGTGGTACACAGACTCGGAGTAGCCGGGTCCAAGGGACTCCCAGATGTCATTGGAAATAGTACGCAGAGTATACTCCATGAATTTTGAATTAAAATTAGTCTTAAGTAGGGATGTTTTGGATAGGTCACCTTTTAACCACACGTGTTCACTTTGATTGTATGAGTTTGGAAGACGCGTTTTGGGCAATCGCCCCTGACCTCCCCATGGCACTTTTTTTATCACCCGGGGGGGCCTTTGTGGACCCAAACACGCCTTGGCGGGTGATAAAAAACTGGTCATCATATACATATTTTTATAAGCTTCCCCATTCTTTATGGTTCCTAATTTTGATAAGAAATTCAAGAGCCAGAAAAATTTATGCTTTACATATTCTCATGGATATTCTGAGTCACACAGGTGAGTGGTCTATAGAACCGTTTTTCCCCATGGGTCCGGCGATCCACGGAATTTGGGACCCTGTTGAGTGGACCTAACGGTTCATGATGGCCATTTGTGCTACACGATTTGACGAAATCATGGGCCTGTTACGGGAAGTTAACAGCATTTCCATCATTTTGGTCTGATGGGACAGCTGTTTTTCAACAAGGGCCATCTGTTCCTTTTGAGTTTGACGGGCCATACGGGCTTCACCGTGCCGTAAAATACTGGTGACGAGGTACGTCACAATGAACATGGCTACTATGAACTGACCATATGCCGATGCTGTAAACTGGCTTAATGCCACGGCTGTAGTTGCTGTTCCCGAACCAGTTGCAAACGCAGTACTCAAAAGAGCACCCTGCTGGGCAAGCTGTGTGGCCGCTGACTTTTCTTTTAGTTTAAACGCATCGTACCAATGAGAGTTGCGAGTACTTTTAGGAACTGCCACCGTCTTTCCAGGGCCATATCCGGCTGCACCTGCAAAGTTGACGACCGCGCCAACTGGCCGCGTCGCGACAATGAGCAGGAGAGCAAACAGTGTAAGCCCCATGCGACCCTTGCGATAAAATACCATGGGTGTCGTTGAACGCAGAGCTTCGCGCGCTTGTGTCCGTGTCATTCCCAAAATACTTTCTTTGTTGAGAGAGATACGACCTGGGGCGCTTTTAGCGCGTCTTGAAACAGTCGAGCGGCTTTTGGTCACGGATGCGGATCGCGCCTTGGCAACACGCGAGCCGCGAACCTGTTTGAGTGAAACCATTAATATTATTTTTTATTTTTTTTCACCGTCCTGAAAGTATTACTTGCCGCCAAAAGATTTGGCATACTTACGGCGAATCCACATGGCGTCAGACTTGTAAATGCGAGACGCGCGGGGCAGGGTCCGCTTGGTCAGCGTGCTGATGGCGACCAGACGACGCATCACGGCGAGTGGCTTTTCACCCTTGCTGATACCCTTGGAGAGCGCCTTGTGACGGTTGGTCTTGGCCTCTACCGGGTGGTACCCATACTTGGTGAGCATACCACCCTTGAGCTTGCCGATAACCTTGGTGCTCTTGCCAGCCGCACCAACATCCTTGGCGGGAACGGCCGACACGCGGCTCACACCCGCCTTGCGGACGTAAGAATAGCCGGAGCGACTTTTGGTGGACTTGACGCGAACAATCCGGCGAGTGATGCGACGGACATGGCTAGAACGCAGTGCTGATTTCATTGTTATTCTCTACTGGGAAAAATTCTGAGAGTACCCCTTGAGAAACATTTTGAGCTTGTTGTCGTTTGACGCATTAAAATCATACACGTCATCACCCTCCACACTGATGTCCAACACTGGCCAGTCATAGGTGTGTCTCAATTTCATAGTAGAATAGAGGATACTGATGGCGTACGTCTTGAGATCCTTGACCTTTTCTAACCGTGACCAAGCAAGTTTCATGGAAAAAACATCATCTGGATTTTTACCCAAAAATGGAGCCCCGGGAGTCACCTCTGCAGACCCGCCATCTATATAGTTCCAGCCGTCTTTCAATTTTACACTAGAAAACAGGAACGGTATGGCGATCGTAGCGCATATCGCATCTAGAACACTCATGGAAGGGGCTGAATCCACTGAAAAATAAACGGTCTTCATAAAGTCTACACAGTAAGCGGATACATGGAGCTTTATAGGGTGCAAATCATAGAGTTCCTGAAACGTAACATCGTCTTTATCCATGAAGAGTCGGCACGCATCAGAAAGCACCTTGCGTATTTTTAGGTAGGGTATTAGTCCATAGTCCTTGAGAAGCACCTTTATATTTGGTTTCATAATCTGTTTTAACGGGACTTTGAGAGCATAATCCAAAACCTTCGTTGGGTCGCCTTTTGTCAAGCAAAATAGGAAGCCGAGCAGGCCGCCTGCCGACGCCCCTGAAATCGCCTCAAGGTCATCAAGGTTCCCTTCCCGCTTGAGCTTGGATATTACACCAAGATAAAGAAAGAACCCCATCGCACCTGGGCCTATCACGAGGTTTTTCATCTACTAGTAGAACTGAGGAAAGAAGCCTCTCAGTGACGCGAAAGCGATGGAAAATACAACGGCGTGCACAATCACCTGCACGAGCCCCGTCTGTCCTGAAAAGAAGGCGCCGCCTGAAAGGGGTGGCAGCGTGAGGATCACGCCTGGGGTCAACAACACAAACAGGATGGCAGGGACAATCAGGTCGGCGGTGGTCATGGTGAATTTAAAAACAAAATTGATAATGCCCCATGAGAGGATGGTCAGAACGAGCGCATGAAACAGAACCTGGGTCCAAAGTGCAGAGTTTGGAGGGAGGCTCAACATCAAACCTGGACTCAAGAGGGCAAACAGGAGTGTAGGCACCAATACTTTGGGACCGGTAATGTCAATCATTTATATTAGCTGAGAATCAAACCACGTATAAAAGTTCTCCGCCTGGACACGATCAGAGATTGCCGGTACATCCTTAATTTTGTTCCAAATTGCTTCACCATAAAATGACCGTTGAGTCTGCGGCCACTTGCTGCAGTCCATCACAAAACTGACAAAGTTTGGAAAGTTACAATTCCTGTCAAAAATTAGATAATTATCATGTGCGAACTCGTTGATTTTCTCCCACGAGAAAAGGAGTTCCTCCGAGTACAAATCTTGCCAACTCTCATCGTCAATATACTGATCAAATTCATCAGAACCATCAGAGTCGTAAGCGTAGTGGTCACCCAAATAGGCGTCACGCGAGTATTCGTCGTTGATACCCATTTTTACTTAATGTTTACACGTGTCAGTCCTCTAAGCCAGGTCTTTCAGGCCTGTCACGGACACGCCTGATTTTTCCTGTATTGGAGCAGCGTCCAGAATCGCCTGGAAGGCCCCCTCCACCTGGGCCTCGTTTCCGCCGAAAAATGATGCTAGACCCTTCTTAATCACATCCTTGGTGATGCCACCACGTGTTTTTTTAGTCTTTAGATTCACCTTGACCTTGTCGTGAACCCGGACTGTGTCAATTTCGTTTTCCTTCATATGAAGAGTCACAAACTGGCGAAGATCCTTCTCGCGTTTATTCAAAACACCGAGATCTTTGCGAGCAGCGGCCAACTGGGCTTTGAGACCGACCCACTCGGTCATGGCTGTTTTAAAGTCCATTTAGTATTTACAAAGGTAGTTTTTATATAGTAGAATACGCGGGGGCTTACTGGTACTCGTAGTCGATCTCGAACTTGGGGCGCATCACGTCTGGGGGGATCGTGCTGAGGTTGAAGATGCTCACTGGGGTGCGGGGGTTGAGTGGCTCCGAGCGGATGTCCTGGTTGGCGTTGCGCAGGACGCCGCCCAGGGTCTCGGGGTAACCAATCTGGCTGCGGGGATCCAGGTAGTTCTGGTTACCCAGAATCTTGTCTGGGCTGAACTGACCAAAGTCCTCGGTCGCCACAACATCACGGGGAATCAGGCTGGCTGACGACACGGTCTGGCCGATGTTGTCGTCCATGGAGCCCACTGGGGCGGGGCGGATGCCCTCCGCTGCCGCAGCGCCACCACGGGTCACGCTGGCGGTGCCCAGGTTAAAGCCGGCCACCGCCTGGCTTGGGGCGGGACCGAAGTTGCTGCGGCGGCCCCCGAACAGGAGGAAAAGAATGATCACCACGAGGACAACGATCGCTAGACCCTTGCGATTCATTTATATAAGGTTGCGATATTTTTTGTCTAGTCCAAAAAATCTGCTGGGTCCTCCTCGTCCTCGGGCTCGTCCGTGAACATGTAGTCCTTGGGGGGGACCGCCTTGGGGGCTCCCCGGACGCGCACCTGGAGCACGCGCCAAATTGGACCGAACGACTTTTTCAGAAACCACATGCCTGCCAACTCAAACATGACATCGCACTTGGTGTCCGTCTTGACGTCCTGAAGCTCAACTGGATTCTTCTGGGTGTCAAAAACCGTCGTGGTCACCTGACCCTTCACGGTGGCGAGCGAGGCGCCGAGCAGACCGTCGGTCACGCTCTCCTGGAAGGCGTTCACAATCGTCTCGTCAGAGAGCTCCTTGCCAAACCAGGCCACCTTGGAAGCCTTGGCCTGGGTTAGCAGCTCATTGTCAATATTAGTAAACAGCTCAAGACCCTCTGGAATCTTGAAGTTCACAGTCTTGGACTCTAGGGAATCCTGGAGCACAAGACCGTTCACCTGGTGATGAGCACCGGAAATGCGTAGGAAATACCGACCGTCTGGGAGCTTCAGAGGTGCTCCGTACTCCATCTGTATTAGTTATACAAAAATATTCTTTAACTTTAGTAGGAGATGTCTTCACCGGCGTCGGTGAATTCATGTAACGCTCGGTACGTACTGCACGACTGCCAGTGCTTGGCTGACCCTATGAACGTGTACTCCACCATATGTGGTTACGTCAGTAAAGTTGATGGTTCGGTGTACCCATGCGATCCTGGGTGCTGCGGTAACAAATGTGAAAACAAAAATACAAAAATCAGTAAAACTGAAGTCCGTCCTTCTGCTGGTGTTTCCTTGCCCATTGGATACGGCCTGAATCTTGCTCAAAATGAAGAACCAAGTGACATACCAGGTGCGAGTACATTCGTGCCCTCTAAACCTTACGACTCGGGCTACAAAGTTTGGCAAATTTTGCTCATCGCCTTTTTACCTTTGATTTTGGTGCTTGTGTTGTCACTTTTCCTGACTTAAAGAGACCTGACATGTGTATTGTATAATGGCAACGATTGAGTCTATGTCTGTCGCTCTGGAGGCCCTGGCGAAGGAGCAGCGTGCTCTGCGTAAGGATGTCCGCAAGATCCGCCAGCACTTGGAGGATCCCAACGGTGAGAAGCAGGCGGCTCGTGCCCAGAACAACGGTTTCAACAAGCCCCTGGGTGTTTCCGATAAGCTGCGGGCCTTCCTGAACCTGGCGGCTGATGAGAAGATTTCTCGCTCCCAGGTTACCCGTAAGATGAACGAGTATGTGGAGGCCAAGGGCCTGAAGGCGGGCCAGAACATCTCACTGGACGAGACCCTGAAGGACCTGCTGCAGGTGCCAGAGGGCGTCCAGGTGACCTTCCTGAACATCCAGAAGTACATCAACCCCCACTACGTGAAGGAGATCAAGCCAGAGGGTGAGAAGAAGCCACGTGCCAAGAAGGCTGAGACCGCCGGGGCCACTTCTGATGAAGTGGCCCCCCCAAAGGAGAAGAAGGTCCGCCCGAAGGTTGCGAAGGCTTAAAACTAAACTTCCTGTGTAATATAACATAACAACAATGGATACAACCAACTCGGGAATTGAAAACTCCCTTGCCCCCCCTCCAGAACTTTCACGTGAAACACTGAATGCTCTGGCCGGGACAAAAGTCAAAGATATTAACTTGTATCGTCGCGCATTTACTCACAAGTCAGCCCTGAAGCGCTATTCAGGGCTGACTGGTTCATATGAAACTCTTGAATTCATGGGTGATAGTGTTCTCGGGTTTATTATTACAAAGCATTTATTTGATTTACATGAAAAGGAACAGGAGGGTTTCCTCACCAAGGCGCGCACCAAGATGGTGAGAGGCAAGACCTTGTGTGAAATATCCAAAGTGATGGGTCTTGACAAATTGATCCTGATGGACGAAAAGGGTGAGCGCAACGGGTGGAACACAAACGAACACATCATGGAGGATGTTTTTGAGGCGTTCGTTGGTGCCGTGTACCTGGACCTGGGTATGGTTCATGCCAAGAGATTCGTGCTTGATTCATTCACAAAGGTACAGACGTCTCTCGTAGACGACAACTGGAAGGATCAGCTCATGCGGTGGTGTCAGGCACTCAAGTACCCTTTGCCGGAATACCGCCTCGTGAGCCAGACAAACGGTCAATTTTTCATCACAGTCGTCGTGGACAACATGGACTGTGGTTCTGGTTTCGCAACCACCAAAAAACAAGCCGAACAGAACGCGGCTGAAATTGTACTTAAGACTGACCCTCGTTTTAAGAATAAGACGATACCAGTCAATGGAGTCAGACACACCAAGGACGGTCCTCCGAGCCCGCGAGCTACTTGCGGCTGAATACGCCGAACAAAGAAGTCAGGAATGGTTAGAGCTCCGTGAAAATATGATCACGGCGAGCGACGTGGCAAGTGCACTCGGTGAGAACCGTTACGAAAGTATCAATTCTTTTATAAAAAAGAAGGTTCTCAAGACCAAGTGGGCCGGCAACGCCGCAACGGCACATGGGACCCTCCTTGAGCCCCTCGTACGAGACCTGTACGACCAACGGTACGGCCGCAAGTCCCATGAGATTGGACTCGTGCAGCACAGCAAGTACCCGTGGCTCGGGGCGTCTCCTGACGGCGTTACGGAGGATGGACTCTTGATTGAAATTAAGTGCCCTCTGACGCGCAAGATCGAGCCCAAGGTGCCCGCCCATTACTTGCCCCAAGTGCAACTTCAACTGGAAATAACAGATCTTGAAGAGTGTGATTTTATTCAGTATAGACCAGCCAGTGCCGAAGGTACTGTTCCACAGAGGCCCGAAGAGTTTGTGGTTGTGCGCGTGCACAGGGACCGCGCGTGGTTCGCAAAGAACTTGCCTATCATGGAGGCTGTGTGGCAGCGCATCCTCGTGGGCAAGGAGAAGGGACTCTGTGAAATCATGGATGACCCCACGGCTTGGGATCCCGACTTTAAGAATGAAATTGTATGTGAAATAGTAGATGAGTAAGGAGGCCTGGAACTCACTTGACGAAATTTTCGCCAAGAAACCAAGCTGTCTTCACAAGAACAAGATTCTCAAGTGCCGAGAATGTTCAGGGTCATTTTGCTCTAGATGCATTCAATTGGAGGTGCATTTTTGCCCAAAATTGGATGAACGGACTAAAATTGAAAAAGAGAATTTAGCAAATAAATTAGTAAAAGTTGTTGCTCCCAAAATACAAGCCATCTAGTTCTTGATACGAGAGAATATATAGGCTATTATAGCAAACACTATGAGAATAATCAAAATATTATTAACATTCTTGGACACCTTGGAACCGAATGGGCCCTTGCCACCCATCCAGCTCCATGGCAACTCTGGGCGGAACCACGTGACGGTACCGTCAGAGTACTCAAACTTGCGCGTTGGAAAGGCGTCGTGTGGTGCGTAATTGGGGCTGATGGTCTTTAAATGCACGTTACCCGACAGGTCACGTGGCTTGAGGTTCACGTCCAGATCATCTGTATAGTCGGTTGGCGTTTCATCAATGGCTCGTGTGTAAGAGCCGTTAATAAAGACATCCTTGCGAAAGCCGTCTTTGTTGATGCCAAAGTCACCCGTCCACGTGGTTGGGTTGAATCTGTCAATCTGCAGACGGTCATCAATCATAAGTCCAGATGCCATTAGCATACACTCACATTATTTTTTGCAGCGTACATTTTCGTTTTGACTTTTTGCTGGTGGAGATCCCACATCTCGTCTAGGTCCACGTCCAACATATGCGCAAGTTGGAAGAGGTAACTAAACACGTCACCCATTTCCATCACCACATCAGTCCCCCGGTCCTTCTTCAACCCCGTCTTGCGGTAAATCTGTTTCTTCTGCCTGATACTTGACGCGAGCTCCCCCATTTCCTCATTGAGTAGCATCCATACGATGCTTATTGGTGCTTTGTCCCAGCCTTTCTGTTGGCACATGGCCGCAGTTTCGTCGCGAAACTTATTCATTATTCAATATACGCTGCGTTCTTTTAAGTCACAAGGTGAGCGAGTGGTTTTCTGAACTTGTACACTCCTATACACGCCGTCATGAGGAACGCAATCTCGGCACCGAGTTTCCAATTTTCAACTATATTAACGTTATCGGTGCGCTTTTGAGCCCATGGCTCAATGATGGCGTTACTAATCAGCCTGACAAACCTTTCTATTATGAAAAATATGAGAAATCCAAAGAGGATGTCATCCAGTGATTTCATATATATTTTACTCGTTTAAAAAATTCCAAATTTGAAGTTACTTGGAATCTTGTTGCCGTACGTGCTGGTGTTGACTGGGATCTCAAGGGGCACTGGATTTTCCGAGATGTCACGCATGTACACGAGCTGCTGGAGCATGCCGGTTGAAATAGTGGACGTGGCCCGCTTGACCACCTCGTAGTTCATACGCGACACCTGCGCGCGCACATCCGTGTAGGGGTCCACCGCCAGGTCGGTGTATACGACGCGCATCAGCGACTGCACGTCACCATCGCTCTGGCGGTCCAGCTGGTACCCCGTCTGGGCCTTGATATTATCCAAAATTAAAGAGTGAATATTTTCCTTATTAAATTCGGAAAAGAAGGCATTTCCCAGGGGCGTGAAGACACTCAGGCGGATGGGCTTGCGATCATATGTTTCCATTGAAATACATGGCGAAAAAAACCTGGGTTAAAAAAACCACACGTGTATTTAGAAATGAAGGTCATCAAGAGGTCTGGGGATGTCGTAGAGATGTTGTTCGACAAGGTGACCAAACGAATTTCAAAACTAAATCAAGCCCCTGAGTTTGAGGTTCTCAATGTCCAACCTGACAAGGTGGCTCAGAAGGTTTTTCAAAGTATGTATGACGGTATTTCTACGAGTGAAATTGATAACCTGACGGCCGAGGTGGCTGTGGCTATGATCACTGAGAACCCCGACTACGAGACTCTGGCCATGCGCGTGACGGTTTCAAATCTTCAGAAGAATTGCCCAAAGACTTTTAGTGACGCTATGGTTGCACTGCACGGCAAGGGTATCGTGTCTGACCACTTCATGAAGTGTCTGAAGCTGGAAATGGACTCGTGGATCAACACAACCCGCGACTACCTCTTTGGATACTTTGGAATCAAGACCCTCCAGCGTGGGTACCTGAACGTAGGCGAGACGCCACAGTACCTCTTCATGCGCGTTGCAGTCGGCATTCACGGAGACGACTATGCCCGGGTCCGTGAGACGTACGACCTGATGTCCCAGAAGTTCTTCACGCACGCGACACCCACACTGTTCAACGCCGGTACAAACAACCCCCAGATGTCCAGTTGCTTCCTGGTGGCTATGAAGGAGGATTCAATTGAGGGAATTTACGCGACTCTCAAGGAGTGTGCGCACATCTCCAAGTGGTCTGGTGGTATCGGCATCCACTGTTCAAACATCCGTTCAAACGGCACACCGATCAAGGGCACAAACGGCGTCGCCGACGGCATCGTACCGATGCTGCGCGTCTTCAACAACACCGCCCGGTACGTCAACCAGGGTGGCGGGAAGCGCAAGGGCTCCTTCGCCATCTACCTGGAACCGTGGCACGCTGACGTCATGGAATTTCTAGAGCTGCGCCTGAACCAGGGTGACGAGGAGATGCGTTGCCGCGACCTGTTCACGGCACTGTGGATCCCGGACCTCTTCATGGAGAAGGTTGAGAAGGACGAGGACTGGTACCTCATGTGCCCGCACGAGTGCCCCGGTCTGCCTGAAGTGTACGGTGAACAGTTCAACGAGCTGTACCGTATGTATGTCGCGCAGGGGCGGTTCAAAAAGAAGGTGCGGGCCCGTGAGGTTTGGGACGCGGTCCTCAAGAGCCAGGTGGAGACGGGAACGCCCTATATGTGCTACAAGGACAGCGTCAACGCCAAGTCCAACCAGGCGAATATCGGGACGATCAAGTCTAGCAACCTTTGCACTGAAATTATGGAGGTTTCCACCCCCGATGAGACGGCGGTGTGCAATCTGGCCAGCATCTGCCTACCGACGTTTGTGAAGGACAGTTCCGATGGAACTGGACTCGAGTTCGACTTTGACGAGTTGGGGAGAGTGACACGCGTTGTGACGCGCAACCTGAACCGCGTCATCGACCGGAACTTTTACCCCACCGAGGCTGCCCGGCGGAGCAATTTGCGCCACAGGCCCATTGCCATCGGGGTTCAGGGTCTGGCGGACGTGTTCCAGATGCTCGGTTTGCCCTTCGATTCCGACAAGGCCCGTTGGCTCAACAAGGAAATCTTCGTGTGGATTTACCACGAAGCACTCACGGAGTCGTGCCAACTCGCCGAGGAAGAGGGTCCGTACGAAACGTTTCAGGGTTCACCGGCTTCACAGGGTATTCTCCAGCCTGATATGTGGGGACCGGAGTTCAAGAAGTATGACATCATCCGCGAAATTGTCAAGACGCATGGCCTCCGCAACTCCCTGCTCGTGGCACCGATGCCCACCGCAAGCACCGCCCAGATCATGGGGAACAACGAGGCTTTTGAGCCCTACACGACCAACATCTACCTGCGGCGCACCCTGGCGGGCGAGTTCGTCATGATCAACAAGCACCT